CCCAGTCGTCACCCACGTACCCATCAGTCAGGACGATCACGCACTGAGGCACGATCTGCTCCTTCTTCAGGTAGTCCGACACACAGCTAGGTGATGTACCCCCACCGCCTCGTGGCTTGGTCGAGCTAACAATGTTAGGCACCTCGGACTCCGTGTATGTCTCATGCGCAGCCACCCTGCTGTCCCAATAGATCAAGTCCACAAGCTCGGGGCTTACCTCTTCGGCGATACCCTTGACCTCGGACAGGAACTCGGACAACTCCTCCTGCCCGATAGAGCCTGATGTGTCTATCGCAACCACCAGATGCCCCACCTTCTCACCGATCATGCTTGGCATGTAAACACCTGTGGATAGGAACCTACGGTTAACCCTGCGCCAGCTACTCGCGTCCTTGCTGTGACACATGGACTTCACGTAGTCACGCAGCACCTCACGCCAGTTGACCTTGGGCTCAAGCAACTCCTGCAACTCGCGGTCTAGTCCACCCGCACCCTCACCCACCTGCTTGTTGTGCGCCATCAACCCCTGCCGTATGGCTTGGTCAATGTCCCGCACCAACTCACGCTTCTCCTCGTCGGTCATACCGTCAGCACCGTCCCAGTCGTGCTCGTCGATACCACCATCACCACCGGGGCCACCGGTACCGCCCTTGTCTTTCTCCTCCTTGAGTATGTCGAACACCTGCTTGCTGTTCATACCCTTGAACCTCGCATCGCACATGCCCATCTGCTTGCCCTTGAGTGGGCCGTCTGTGTACACAGGCATAGTGATCACCGTCCCGCTGGGGTCCAAGTCCTTGAGCATCAGGTTGATCACGTGGTCACAGGCAATGTTGGCTAGCCTGTGGTCTTCGTCGTGCAGCTTCTTCCACGTGGTCATGTGCCGATACATCTTGTGCCCTGCCTCGTGGGCAATCACAAAGCACAACTCAGGGTCACGCAGCTTGGTCACGAACTCACGCCCGTAAATCTCATCCCGTCCGTTAGTACAGGCAGTCGGCGTCTTGTCGTCCACGCTCGTCTTGCCAATCATCATCACGCCCTGCAACAGGGCAAAGTTCTTGTTGCGCATCAAGGCAATCTTTGCCTTCTGCAATTTACGTTCTGCTTGCATGTTTATCTCCTTAAAAATCTGTTTCAATCTGTCTACTAACAGTAAGCAAGTAGCTACAGTCACCTTCGCTGTCGGTCTCTATGTCCGTAGAGTCTTCGCCTATGCGTATAAACTCGTACGTCCACGAAAGCGTAGAGGATTCGCTGTCTATTAAATTCCTATACGCATCAACAAACGCATCGAATGCCTGCACATCCGGGTAGCTTTCGTACCACTTGATATCCCCTGCGCTGAACACGTACCCGTAGTAGTGGCTACTCTCAATAAGCTCCAAGCTCCACTCTTTCGGAAAGTTCTCTTCCATGTATAGCTTGAGCACAGGCCACTTCTCTTCGTTTTTGGTGTAGAACACAGCCTTAACCTCACTTCGGTATCCCATATCAACTCCTCAAAGTAGGTCTTGGTTCTTAGCAACCCACGCTGCGAACGCCTTGCAACTGAACGCAATGGACTGCTTGGCCGGGGCCTTGGCGATGTTGACTGCGAACACTGCTTGCCACTCAGGTGCGAACCGCTCCAGATACTGCATGAACGGTGTCATGGTCTCCTTGGTCACACGGGAGATAGCACCAAACACCACGATGGCACATGCACCGGGGCTAGTAGGCACAGGCGCTGTGTCGGGCTTAGTCACCGTAGCCTCCCACGTTGGTAGCTGATCAGCAAACTCGATGTACGCCTGCATGTCCCGTGCGCCTGACTCACCGATAGCACCAGTAAGCGCAGCGATCACCGCATCCGGGTCGTTCTGCTTGCGGGTGCGGACGATATTACTGGCCGTCTCAAGGGAACGTGGAGACACGAACGCATTCTGGTTGCGCTTAGGGTTGTAGATGTACGGGTTGTCGTTCTGCCCCCCGTCCGTGTACGATGCCAGCACCTGCGGGAACCGACTCACCCATGCAATCACCTCGGCCTCGATGCCCTTGCCGATAGCCCACTCGATCCATTGGTCGGCATCGGGTTTGCTGATCGTCACGGGCACCAAGCGGTTACGGCTATGTGCCTTCAGGTTATCTCCGACCCCATCCGTGCTCTGGTTACCCGTCAGGAACACAATGAACAAGTCCTTGTTGAGACTGATATCACCCAAGCGTGGATTGGCTTTCTCCAGCATCGGGTGCAGCATGTTCTTCACCGGGTCGGCACCCTTGGTGAACTCGTCGAGCATAACTACTACGGGTTCGCCAGTATGCACTTTGAACCGTGCGTTCGGGTAATACCGTGTAGTCTTACTCTCGTGATCGATTACCGGCATTGCGATATCCCCAAGGTCCATATTGGGTACGTCTATGTATGCGTGGGCGTAGCCCATACGGGAGGCAATCATCTCCAGCAGAGAGGACTTGCCAATACCCGGCTCGCCCTGCAAGAGGAACCGGGTTTCGGGATTGCTGCAAATCAGATTCGCAGCTTGCTTGAGCGTGATGCTCTTACCAAATGAAACTTCAGCCATTTCTAACTCCACAAAATACCTAACATTGTTAGGCCACTAACCGGGCGATATTGCCCCTAATCAAGCTACATTGTAACACAATATAGTACCTATGTCAAGCGTAAGCACAACCTTTACTCTCCTCGCTTGACCCAACTGTCGTACTTCTTACTTGCTGCCTTACCCACGGGCAGCAGCACCTTCTCAAACACCTCGGCGCTGTGGTGCCTGTACACAATCTCGCGGAACTCGGGCAGCAGTGAATCCGCCTGCACGTATATACCAATATCCGGGAACCTGAGAATGGACGGTACCCCTCGTATAGCCAGAGCAATAGTAAGCGCGGCCCTGTAGAAGTTGCTGTGCTTACCCTCCTCCGGTTGGTCGTTCGCCATTAGCTCCATCGGGAAGTTCTCGGTGCGTACACCAAATCCCCCCGCCCCCACCCCCACTTCGGCAAACTCGGTTTTGTCGAACCTTACGCTTGGGGGCAACTCGTATCTACCACCGTAGTGATTTTTAGCTTCCCGTTGTTCCGTCCGCAGGTTCACCATGCCCCTCAGGTACTTCTCAAACTCGCTGTACCTTGCTCTAACATTGTTAGCCTTCTTTTTGTTCAACTGTGTTTCGTACACCGGCTCACTTGCTGCCAGTTCCCACGTGAATGGATAGTCCTCCAGCCGACGAACCACCGTGGTTTTGGTTTTGTGCAGGACAACCTCGGATGTGTTGCTGAGGAGCAACACACTACTGCCGTTCTTTGAGTAACAGCTAAGGTGCAGAATCCTTTCAATGAATGTCCGAGTCGCAGACGAACCCCACCCGCCCATGTTGATCTCCACATCCCCATCTGGTTTGAACTCAACCACCGGGGTCGAGTACAGGATGCACTGATAGGACGTAGTGTCATTGAGCGGGTTGATGCGCTTGGCTATACGGTAGCTGTCATTCTTACGATCCCCCAGTGGGCGCACATCCCCAGCCCTGCCACGGATAGGCTTGATCTGCTCGTACCGCAGCTTCGCCTCCTCGTACGTCACTATGCGCTTGACATCTCTCATACCTGAATTTCCATACATACTAACCTCCTAAAATTAAAACTTTGACACGCTTCAATGTAGGCCGCAGAGCGGCGAACCGCTCCTTGGCCGCACTCTTGCTCTTGGCCTCGATGACCTCGGAGTGCCACACGCTGAACCTAGTGCTCCAGCCAGACACAAAGAACCTGATCATTCTTCTTTCCCTTCATTTCTGCTCTCCTCTACTTCATAAAATATCTGGGCCAATACGCCGATCACGTTCATCGGCGCGACTTCGCACCTTTCCGCTCCATACACCAGCGCATGGCTAAGCGCAGTCATCATCGTCGCAGGGTCTGAGCCTGCGAGGGAAATGATCAGGTCTATCTTCTGATTCATAGATTTCTGCTGCGCCTCGGTGAGCAGGGTAGGGTCTCCGATCTCCACTTTCTTAGTCATGGGTCACCGCCTTTTCTTGTATCCAGAAGTTGTGCTTGTTGTCGGGGTCCATGTCTTTGAGCGCACGCAGATCAGCCTCGGCCAGCACCTTGTCGGTGAATACCGCTTCTACGTACGGTCTGGTGATGATCTCGTCGGGGTCACCCTCCCGCTCCCACGACCACAATAACCAAACAAAATTTATCTTCATGCTTCTCCTCCTAGTGCATCCATATAGTTGTCCAGTGCGCCGATGCACTGGAAGTCATCCGTCTCCTTTTGCAGGGTGTCGGCATCGTGGTCCTGCACAAAGAAGTTCTTACCTGTACGCTGGCAGGTGACTGAGTACGCCCACCCGTTGCCGAGGGACTCAACATGGTATTTGTTGCCCTCCGTGGTGAATGTGTTGGTGATCATGGTTTCATCTCCACTAAAAGGTAATAGAACAGCGGCCCGCCGAGCAGGGCAGCAACTATGCTGGCTTGGATAAGTTCCCACAAAAAGCGTTTCATGCTCCTCCCCCTGCATCTTCAATAGACTCGATGCTCCAGAACCCTTCTTCGCGGGGGTTGGTGCGCTGTATCTCTTCCCATGCCTTAGCCTCGGCTTCGTCAGGGTTGTTTGCTTCGATGGTGAGCACCACATAGGACTCCCGTTTTAGTTCGACTTCAAATATCATGTCTGCGCCTCTTTGATGGATAGACCCGTAGTTGTTCTGCGCATGGTGCACAGGGGCACACTCGTTGCCTTCTCCCGCTCGGCCACTATAGCCAGCCCGTATTGGCCGAGCACGATGCGCACGGCCATGTTCCTGCGTGCACCGCGCAGTGTTGCTGCGTAGCCGGTTGATGCTGGCTTTTTCCCCGATGCGTTGGGGGTTTCAAAGTATTGGGTGATGTAGGGGCGCTTCATGTCCGTATCTCCTTTGGGTTAGTTTGCTTTAAGGTTGTGTGTACGCTAGCTGGGGTAATGAACTGATAGTTGCCTTTGGTGTATTCCTGCACCACAGTCCATCCCCTTCGTTCGGTCGTTGCGGCTTCTTCACCGCACCACAGGCAGAGCCTGTACCCCAAAGCAACTCGCCGAGGGTCTATGTCGTCACCGCACTCTGTGCAGGTGTGGAGGAGGGTTTTTACTTGGCCCATTAGATGTTGTACCCGTTGAGGAACCGGGCAGTCTCCAGCACGTTGTTGGGCTCGACTATGGTCAAGCCCTCGTACTCGTTGTCGATGTCGATGTCGCCGAACTCGGCAGACCCGTCTATGTCCATGTCTGGATCGACGGTGTTGCAGTTGAGGTAGTGAGCAGGCATGAACCCGCTCCAGCCTGTGTCTACAGGACGTATCTTCATGATCTAACCTTTCTGATGGTTTGTGTTGACTTCTAACTAGGCTTGGGACGCTCTGTCCCTAACCAGACTATAGTATAACACAATGTTACGTCTATGTCAAGTATTTGGATGTGGCCGTCAGTTGCTTAAAAAATAGGCAGTTGCTTAAAAAATAGGCAGTTGCTTAAAAAATAGGCAGTTGCCGGTGTTGGGCAGGGGTGCAGCAGGGGGCGTTACAAAAGTGCTATAAAGTTAGGAGTGGTTTTGGCGAATGTCACGCAAGGGGTGTTTTTTGGTGAATTCGTAAGTGGTTGATCTATAACTTGATTTTTATATATAATATATTATATTGTAGTAGTAAGTGCTGATGTGACATAGTTACGTGAAAAAAACGATATGGCGTCCGAAACGACCTGTGCTACAATTTGCTCTTGGCGCGTTTTTCTTCGCCTTCTGCACTTTTTCAGCCGTCGCACACCTCTGTAACAATATAACAAATAACATCATAGCAAGGAACCCTTGTGCCGCAGGGCCTCCAGCCCGTTTTTCACAATCTAAAAATAACATTAGGGCCTCCAAACGTAACGTAAAGGCCCAAAACATAACTTCAACTGCTTAAAAAATAGGCACTGCTTAAAAAATAGGCAGTTACTTAAGAAATAGGCACTGCTTAAAAAATAGGCAGTTGCTTAAAAAATAGGCAGTAAATAGGGTTAACAGCGTAAACACTACCGGCCTCAGGGCTACCCCCGCACAGAGAACTGGTAAAAAAACTTGATAAATGCAAAAAAGACTTGACAAGCGCGAAAAATACTGATATGCTGCGTGCAGCATATCACCCAGACTTAGGGCTACCCCCGCACAGAGAACTGGTATAAAGCCAAAATTTTTTTCGGTTCGGTCAATTCTGGGTTCCTGAGTACAGACGCAAAAAAGCCCGCCGAAGCGGGCTGAGTGGGGAGGGGCAGGGTAAACCCTGCCCCATGTGCTTACTGTTTTTTCAAGAAGCAGGATTTTAGGTCCCGCAAAATTTCCAAAGATTCGACAACGTCAAAATCGATATCATCCTCTTTATGCTTTCTAATTTGGTCTATCATGTCTTGACATTTGGATGCGAGACCCTCCCCAAATGTTTTCCGGGTGACCGTGCCCCGTTCGGTATCCTCGAATCTACGTAGATATTCGGTAATTCTCCCCATGCAAACAGCTACAGCAGCTACAGCATGTTTTCTGTCTTTTAGTTGTTCGACAGTGAACCCGATTTTGCTTTTTGCGGTTAGCAACGCAACACTTGAAGGGGGCTGAGCAAGGGTAACAATCTGCTCAATAGCATCATAGACACTTTTATCAAATGCTTCGTTTTTCTCCACAAGCTGAGGATACCGAATACCTACAGTGTAAACTTGCGAAGCAGCAGATTGCCACTTTTTGCGAGCTTCTCCCTCCGCAACACAAGCTACAGTAAGAGCTTTAACCACTACGGGGCTAGCAAGGGTCAACTTTTCGTTTGTCATAAAAACTTTCTAATCATCTAACTACTAGAGAATCGTCTAGCCGAATACTGACATCTCTGTCAGCATGGTTATATTGTAGGACAAAATGACCCCCATGTCAAGTGTTTTCGTTGTAAACCCTATCCTGATACCCCTACCACCCCTTTTGGCATCAAGGGACTCCTGAGCCTCTATACACTGTGTGGCGCTCACCCGACACCCCAAATTAAACTTTCTGTAACAAAACACCCCCCACCCCCTACAAAATTTCCCAAGCTGCTCTCCCTACTTTCCACCCCAGAAACACCCCCCGTCACTTTTCCAAATTGCCAACCCCCACCCCCATATATTTTTGTGTTACATTCGGCGCATCTCCCGCTAACCCGGTGCTTATGATAGAAATTACGCCTACTGCAGAACACCTTCTGCCTTTTGATCTGTCTGCTGATAGACCCAAAACGCACGCAGACAGTATTGCCATTGCTGCTAATACTGCAGACCTGATAGACCAACTAGGTGGCAGCATTGATTTCTCCGAAGAAGATGAAGCCAAAGCCCGTGCGCTAATCAAGGGTGAGGCCAAGGGTGAAGAACCACGGACGGTATCAATCCCCGGCGTAGCCAAAAAAGCTGCGCAAATCCTCAAGGCTTACGACTACCAAGCGATTGCGGATGCAATTCAGGCCCGCAACTTCATAACCAACAAGCTCATTGAACTTGCTGACTGCGGCGACCCCCGGTTTGAACTCAAGGCGTTGGAGCTTCTTGGTAAGCACAGCGACATTGGTATCTTCACTGAGCGCAGTGAGATTACCGTGCACCACACAACGTCTTCATCCCTTGAGAACTCTATTAAGGAACGGATCAAGCGCCTGCTGAATACAACGGTTACGGACGTAACCCCAATAGATGATCTGGATGCGCAGTTGGGGTTACCGGGGCCAATGCTTGAACCGGAATCAAACCCCCAAGAGCTAGAACAAGAGCTAGAGCAGACCCAAGATGAGTGACATTTCGCTCAAAGATATTGAGACCCTCATCAATGCGGGTAAATTGTCTGAGTCCGACCTGAGAGTGCTCGAAGCACAGCTTAATAAGCTAGAGAAGATGAAACAACGGGAGCTTAGTCAAACTAAGTTCATCAAATTCGTGGAGGCGGTGTGGCCGAGCTTCATTTCGGGCAGGCACCACAAGCGGATGGCTGATGCGTTTGAGCGAGTTGCAAATGGAACATGTAAACGGCTGATTATTAACATGCCGCCCCGGCATACAAAATCGGAATTTGCCTCGTATCTACTACCTGCTTGGTTTTTAGGTAAGTTTCCACACAAGAAGGTGATTCAGACCTCAAATACGGGTGAATTGGCAGTTGGTTTTGGGCGTAAAGTGCGAAATTTAGTGGATTCGGACGTATACCATGACATTTTTCCTGAATTGACGCTCCAAGCGGACTCAAAGGCCGCAGGTCGGTGGAATACCAGCAAGGGTGGTGACTATTTTGCTATTGGCGTAGGGGGTACGGTGACCGGTAAGGGCGCAGATGTGCTCATTATTGACGATCCGCACTCAGAACAAGAGGCTGCGATGGCCGCTAGCAACCCGGAGGTCTATGACAAGGTGTATGAATGGTACACATCGGGGCCAAGACAGCGTTTGCAGCCAAGTGCGGCTATTGTTATAGTGATGACGCGCTGGGCTCAGCGGGATTTAACTGGACAGGTACTCAAAAGTGCAGCACAACGAGCAGGTGAAGATTGGGAAGTCATCGAATTTCCGGCCATTTTGCCGTCCGGTACTCCTCTTTGGCCCGAATTCTGGCCCTTACAAGAGCTTGAAGCCCTCCGTGCTGAACTGCCAAACTCTAAATGGCAAGCGCAGTACCAGCAGAATCCTGTTGGCAACGAAAGCGCCATAGTAAAACGCGACTGGTGGAAGTGGTGGGAGAAGGATGATCCGCCTCATTGTGACTACATTTTGCAGACATGGGACACAGCTTTTGAGAAAAACCAGCGGGCTGACTACTCTGCGGGTACCACATGGGGCATATTTAATCTGGACGAAGACCACGGTGCGCCTAACATCATCCTGCTGAACACATATAAGAAGCGGGTTGAGTATCCTGACTTGAAGAAAGATGTGCTCAAGGAGTACAACGAGTACGAGCCTGATGGGGTGCTGATTGAGAAGAAAGCCAGTGGCGCACCATTGATCTACGAACTAAGAGCAATGGGCATACCGGTGCAAGAATTCACGCCGGGTAAGGGCCAAGACAAAATTGCCCGGTTAAATGCAGTCTCAGACATAATTGCGTCTGGGAAAGTGTGGATTCCTCGCACTCGTTGGGCCGAGGAGCTAGTTGACGAAATTGCTTCGTTTCCTTCCGGGGAGCATGACGACTTGGTTGACGCCACAACATTAGCCCTTATTAGGTTCCGACAGGGTGGGTTTCTACGACTGCCCAGTGACGAGCCGGACGAGATCAAGTGGTTCAAAGGTGCCCGCCGAGAGCGGTTCTACACAGTTTAAGGATACATCATGGCAATGGACAAAGGTTTATACGCAGCACCGCAGGGGCTTGAGTCACTGCAGCCCGACATTGAGATCGAGATTGAGAACCCAGAGGCTGTGCATATTGACATGGACGGGCTGGAGATTGACTTGGAGCCGGGGAAGGATAGCGAGGAGGGGTTCGACGACAATCTTGCTGAATACATCAGCGACAGCGTGTTGAACTCTTTAGGTTCGGAGCTTGTGTCAGAGGTTGATAAGGACCTGATGGACCGCAAGGACTGGATGCGTACGTATGTAGAAGGGCTGAAGCTACTTGGGTTGAAGTATGAAGAGCGCACAGAACCGTGGAATGGCGCTTGTGGTGTATTTCACCCGATGCTCACTGAGAGTGTTGTAAGGTTTCAGTCAGAGGCAATGATGGAGACATTCCCGGCTATGGGTCCGGTGAAGACTCAGATTATTGGGGCGACTGACTTGCTAGCTGAAGAGTCCGCTGCGCGTGTTCGTGATGACATGAACTATCAGTTGACCGAGGTAATGGTTGAGTACCGGCCAGAACATGAGAAGCTGCTGTGGTCACTGCCACTTGCGGGCTCAGCGTTCAAGAAGGTGTACTACGACCCGAGCAAAGGTCGGCAGGTGGCGATGTTTATCCCTGCAGAAGATATTGTTGTACCGTATGGCGCGTCTAATTTGGAGACAGCGGAGCGGGTTACGCACGTGATGCGTAAGACCGAGAACGAGTTGAAGAAGCTAATGGTCGCTGGGTTCTATTCAGACATTGAGCTTGGTGAGCCATCAAATGAACTAGACGACATTGAGAAACAGAAAGCTGAGGAGATGGGCCTGTCTGCTACACAGGACAATCGGTTCCGCATACTGGAGATGCACGTTGACTTAGACCTCGAAGGATACGAGGACAAGGACAGTGAGGGCGAGCCAACGGGTATTGCCCTGCCGTATGTGGTCACTATCGAGAAGGGCACTACGAAGATTTTATCTGTACGTAGGAATTGGTACGAGGGGGACAGGCTGCACTTGAAACGCCAGCACTTCGTGCACTACCAGTACATCCCCGGCTTTGGGTTCTATGGCTACGGTCTGATCCACTTGATTGGCGGCTACGCCAAGTCGTCCACAATGCTGATTCGTCAGTTGGTGGATGCTGGCACATTGAGCAATCTGCCCGGTGGTTTGAAATCTCGTGGTCTGCGGATCAAAGGGGACGATACACCCATAGCTCCGGGTGAGTTTAGGGATGTGGATGTGCCGAGTGGCAGCATCAGAGACAACATTCTCCCCCTACCGTACAAGGAACCGAGCCAAGTTTTGTTTGCTTTGTTCCAGAACATCGTGTCTGAAGGCCGTGCGTTTGCGTCATCTGGCGACATGAACGTGAGTGATATGAGCGCAAACGCTCCAGTGGGCACCACTTTGGCCCTGCTTGAGCGCACGTTGAAGGTCATGTCTGCAGTTCAGGCTCGTCTGCACTATGCAATGAAGCAGGAGTTCAAACTGCTAAAGGTCATCATTGCCGACTACACACCGGAGGAATACGACTACGAGCCAGAGGGCGGAAGCCGGGACATCAAGAAGTCCGACTATGACGCGGTGGACGTAATTCCAGTCAGTGACCCCAACGCTGCCACGATGGCGCAAAAGGTTGTGCAGTATCAGGCAGTCCTGCAGTTGGCTCAGTCAGCACCTCAGTTGTATGACCTCCCCCTATTGCACCGCCAGATGATTGAGATTTTGGGGGTTAAGAACGCAGCCAAACTTGTACCTACTGAGGATGATGCAATTCCAGTGGACCCCGTGCAGGAGAACCAAGACCTCCTTACGGGCAAACCGGTCAAGGCATTCATCGAGCAGAATCACCCAGCGCATATTGCAGTGCACCAAGCGCCGATGCAGGACCCCAAGATTCAGCAGTTGATGCAGATGAACCCCCAAGCACCGGCAATTATGGCGGCGGCTATGGCCCACATGAATGAGCACATTGCGTTTGAGTATCGCAAACAGATTGAGATGCAGATGGGCTTGCCGTTGCCGACTAAAGAGCAGAACAAAGAGGTCACTCCAGAACTTGCTGATCGCATTGCAATGATGGCAGCGCAGGCGTCCCAGAAGCTACTGCAGCAGAACCAGCAGGAAGCGCGGCAGCAGGCAGCGCAGCAGCAGCAGCAAGACCCTGTTGTACAAATGCAACAACAGGAGCTACAAATTAAACAGCAGGAATTGCAGCTTAAAGCCCAGAAACAGAACGCCGACGCTAATGCCAAGGCTGCGCAACTAACTATCGAGCAGGCTCGAATTGACTCCCAAAAGGAGATTGCTCGGATGCAGATTGAAGCTACGGCGGCTACTGCACGGAATCGCGTGGGGGTAGATGTAGCCAAACACCAATTACAGCTAGCCCAACAGCAACGGCAGCAGCAGCCAAAACCCACTAAGGAAACTAGGTAATGGATCAACATCGCTTGCTCGGGTTCATTGCCCGAGAGATAGATAAATTGCGTAGTGAGCAGGCGAGTTTTCTTTCCGCCGGGAGAGCAGGGGACTACCCTGAATACCGGCATATCTGCGGGATCATCCGGGGTCTGAGCCATGCAGAATCCATCCTAAACGACCTCGTGCAACGTATGGAGAAATCTGAAAATGAGTGAATTTGATATCGCTGCGGTGGACCTCTTTGGCATCCTGAATAAGGGTGCCGAGAAGAAAGCAAAGCAGTTGCCTAACCCTAAAACTTTTCACCTTCTTTGCGTAGTCCCAGAGGCTATGGAGGAGTTTGCGGAGAGTTCTGTGGGGATCATCAAGGACTCAAAGACTATGCACTACGAAGAAGTGCTGACCCCAGTGCTATTTGTAGTGAAACTTGGGCCTGATGCGTACAGAGACGCGACTCGTTTCCCCAATGGGCCATCGTGCGCGGAAGGCGATTTTATTATCTGCCGACCAAATTCCGGTACCCGTTTGAAGATTCATGGCCGCGAATTCCGAATCATCAACGATGACTCGGTTGAAGCAACAGTTGACGATCCGCGTGGAATTACCCGCGCTGCATAAGGAGTAAATAATGGCTAGATTTGGACAAGATGACTTCAAGTTTCCTGACGAAAAGGAAGCTGAGGCTAAGGGTAAACCCGTAGATACAGAAGCGGGTGGTGGCGAGTTTGTGATTGATATTGAAAACGACACGCCACCGGAAGACCGCAACCGCAAAGCTGCGCCCCCGCCTGAGGATGCTTCTGACGATGAGCTTGCTTCGTACGATGAAAAAGTACAGGCACGCATCAAGAAGTTTACTCGTGGGTACCACGACGAGCGCCGAGCAAAAGAAGAGGCTATTCGTGAGCGCCAAGCTGCGGAGACCTTTGCAAAACAGGTGTTTGAAGACAACAAACGCCTGCAGCAACAGCTTTCTACAGGAAGCCAAGCATTTATTGCGCAGAACAAAACCTCCGCAGAAAGTGACTTGGCGGCTGCTGAACGTGGGTACAAAGAAGCCTATGAAGCTGGGGACCCCGACCTTATTGCCGCAGCGCAGACCAAAATTGCCAAAGCTACGTTGAGATTGGATAAGGCTGAGAATATGCAGCCTATCCCAGCCGAAACCAATAGGTTTGTACCTGAGCAACCGCAAAACGCCCCGCCGCAACTTGCACCACGTACTGCTAAGTGGTTAGAGGCAAATTCAGACTGGTGGGGCAAAGACGAAGAAATGACTGCCGCAGCATCAGGGCTTGACAGAAAGCTACAAAGGGAGTATGGTGCGGACTATATCGGTTCCAAAGACTACTTTGAAACCATTGACAAAACAATGCGAAAGCGTTTTCCTGAGAGTTTTTCGGACTCTCAGAGCTATGAGGATGATGAAACTCCTTCTAAAAAAGTTTCTGAACCGGAGGAGGATTACACCCCCGTCCGTGCAACAAAACCAGCTTCGGTTGTAGCCCCGGCTATCCGCAGCACACCGCCTAACCGTATTCGGTTGAAGGCATCCGAAGTAGCCCTTGCCCGGCGACTTGGGGTGACCCCAGAACAATACGCGAAACAGGTTGCTTTACTTAATAGAGGTTAAAAATGGAAAAGACTTTGGACAAAACTCAAAATCGTCTGGTTCGTGAACTGGATGGTCGTGAATTTTTTACACGCCCCACTGCTTGGCGTCCTCCAGAAACGCTGCCATCGCCGGATAAACGTCCGGGTTGGGATCATCGCTGGATTCGTATTAGCATGATGGGACAAGCTGATCCAAGTAATACTTCTGCTAAGTTACGCGAGGGGTATGAGCCCTGCAAGGCAGAGGACTATCCTGAGCTATTGGTGCACGCTTCTACTGAAGGACGTTTTAAAGGCAACGTCGAGGTAGGCGGACTATTGCTTTGCCGTATTCCTGAAGAGTTTCTGAAACAGCGTTCTGCTTATTACGCCAATCAGAACAAAGCTCAGATGGAGTCAGTAGACAATAACTTTCTTCGAGATAGCGATCCACGGATGTCGAAATTTTCAGAAAAATCGACAAAAGTGACGTTTGGTTCTGGTTCTTAATTTTTAGGAGTTTTTTATGGCTTATCCTGTTATTGATAGCCCCTACGGGCTAAAACCGGTCAATTTGATCGGAGGTCAGGTATTTGCGGGTTCTACTCGTGAATACCCTATGACGAATAACTACGGTACGGCAATTTTCTACGGTGATTACGTAGGGCTGTCTCGTGGTGAAATCGTGCGTTTGTCTGTGTCTACTGGCACGGCAGGCAATCAAACCGGCATCTTTTTGGGTTGCCGGTATACCAACCCACTCACCAAACAGTTGACCTTCTCGCAGTACTATCCTGCGAGTACGGCTGCTGGTGATACGGTGGCGATTGTTGCGGACGATCCTGACCAAGTGTTTAAAGGTGTTGTTTGTTCTGCCACTACTGCTATTGCTTCTGGCGCGCGCGCCATGATTGGGCAGAATTTGGCTATGATCAACAACACCGGCAGCACTGCAACTGGCAACTCCAAGAACGCAATCTTGGCCCCAAGTGATACGCCTGCCACTACCTCAACCCTGCCCGTTCGCGTGCTTGGCTTGGTGACTGACACGGCTGTTTCGCTTGGAACTGCCACCTATACCAGCATTTCTACTGCGACTGTTACTTGCTCGGCGCTGCCGTTCGCGTTACCAGTTGGTACAGATGTTGGTTCGCTGGACTCAAACGGAAACTATGTTTCTTACGGTTCTTTTGTTGATACCGCAGCCGCCGCTGGCGCTACTTCGTTTATTTTGAATCAAGCTCCTGTTGCTACATCGAACTCAACTATTGTGTTCATGCAGTACCCGGAGATTCTGGTCAAAATTAACTTTGGTCAGCATCAGTATTACGCTGCCACCAGCATTGCTTAAGGAGCATAAATCATGGCTATTTCACGCGCACAACTACTTAAAGAACTGCTCCCCGGCCTCAATGCCTTGTTTGGCCTTGAGTACGAACGCTACGGCGAGGAGCACAAAGAATTCTACGAAGTAGAATCTTCTGAGCGTTCTTTTGAAGAGGAAACCAAGCTGTCCGGTTTTTCTGCCGCACCAGTCAAAAACGAGGGTTCTGCCATCGCTTATGACAATGCACAGGAAGCATGGACGACTCGCTACAACCACGAAACCATTGCTCTGGGCTTCTCCATCACTGAAGAGGCCGTGGAAGATAACTTGTATGACTCACTGTCTGCTCGTTACACCAAGGGTCTGGCTCGTGCAATGGCGTACACCAAGCAAGTCAAGGCTGCTGCTGTTATAAACAACGGTTTCTCTGCGGCTTACCCCGGTGGCGACGGCGTTGCTTTGTTTTCCACTGCCCATCCGCTGGTCAACGGTGGTACCAACTCTAACCGTCCAGCAACGGGTGCTGATTTGAACGAGACTTCTTTGGAAGCCGCCGTCATTCAGATTGCTGCTTGGACGGATGAGCGTGGTTTGCTGATTGCTGCAAAGCCAAAGAAATTGGTTGTACCTCCTGCTCTCCAGTTCGTTGCTACCCGTTTGTTGGAAACCAGCCTCCGTGTTGGCACTACCGACAACGATATCAACGCGCTGAAGAACAACGGTTCGATCCCTGAAGGGTATTGCATCAACCACTTCTTGACTGACACCACTGGTTGGTATCTGACCACTGATGTGCCCAACGGTCTGAAGCACTTTGTTCGTTCGCCTCTGGCAAACTCAATGGATGGAGACTTCGATACAGGCAACGTACGTTACAAGAGCCGCGAACGATATTCGTTTGGATGGTCTGATCCTTTGGGCATCTTCGGAAGCCCCGGTTCAGCTTAAAACCAAGGGTTTACCCCTAGTTTTAAGGCCCTTCGGGGCCTTTTTCTTTGCCTGTGGCCCTATATCGTACATTACCTGTGTCGTAACGCTTACGAGCTTTATACGGAACATTTTCGTAATCCTACGAAATTTACCACTTCTCCGTCCATTGTGGTACACTTGGGCTCCAACTTCAGGAGCCACCATGTTCTACGTTTATGTTTACCGCGACCCCCGACTCTCTAAAAACAACCAGCCCGTCTATGTAGGTAAGGGCGCGGGGGACAGGGACTTGTCCCACTGGTCAAGGGGGTCACACAACAAACCCTTTCAGGATTTCATATCCCATCTAAAGCAGCGCGGTCTTGTAGCGACTTGCCAGAGGGTGTTTGAAACAGAGGACGAAGCCGAAGCCTTTGCCAAGGAGATTGAGCTTATTGCACTGTACGGGCGGCGCAATCTCAAGATGGGCACGCTTTTTAACCTGACCGACGGTGGTGAAGGCGGGAGCGGAACAGTATGGACTTTTGAGCAAAAAGCCGCTACTGGGCGGATATCGCTAGATAAATGGCAGCGCCCAGAGTACCGGGCCAAAGTAGTCGCCGCCCAAACCGTAGCGCAAGGAACCCCCGAGGCGCGGTCTAAGAAGTCCGTAAGCAGTACGGAGGCATGGGCAGACCCGGCTACCAGAACGAAACGGCAGACGGGCATTAAACGCGCTAGAAACACCGTTGCTTCTAAAACCAAGACCAGCAAGCAGGCTAAGGCCCAGTGGGGCAACCCCGAATATGCGGCTATGCAGACGACCAACAACAAAGAGATAGCCAATCGAGCAGAGGTCAAGGCGGCAAAATCCGCTGCTACAAAGGCATTGTGGGCTGATCCGGTCTGGAAAGAAAAAATGTTAGCCGCCAGAAAGAAACTTGCACCCCCCAAAAAAATGTGGTATATTGCAGCTACTCCGGGCTTTCCGGTGCATCAAACTAGTCCCGGCTAGACGACATACCGATTGATGCACTTCACTTGTATGTAAGGAACTCATCATGGGATTCGCAACTCACCTCGGCCCTTGGCTGCTTGGCACGGTCAAAAACACCACCGGAACCACCGCTGGCACAATCCGCAATCTAGGCGCTACTGTTGTTACGCAGTCTAAAGCCATTTTGTACACGGACATTACGGCAGCTACGGTTGCTTTTACGATCCCGGCGGGCTCCCAGATTTTGACCGCTTCGTTTAACACCACTGTTGCTTATGCAACTACAACGCCTACGTACGCACTTTTTGCTAATGCCGTTGCAATCAATACAGCAGCAAACGGAAGTGTGTTTACAAACACAGGCATCGTAAATATTTTGCTTGGCAACAACTCTGCCGCCGCCGCTGTACTGTGCAGCAACGTAGGTACGACAGACGCAATCATCACGTTTACACAGGCTAACGTCACCGCCACCTCTGGTGCTGGCATACTGACCATGACGTATGTTGTTCGTGATAGTGACGGTTCTGCTAACCCAGCCGCTTCTTAATTAATCAAGGGGGCTTCGGCCCCCGTCTTACAGGAGATTAATTATGCAACAGACAGACGTAAAGGCGGCACACCTAACTGCCGCTGGTTCTTTTATTCTAGGGCGCACACGCCTTAAAGGTATTGTGGTCAGTCCCAAAGCTTTAACGGCAGCAACATTTGAGATTCGTGATGGTAGCGCCACTGGCGCTGTGCTGTTTACGATGGACATTGCCAGTGTTAGCACCCCCGTAAACTTCAACATCACCATACCCGGTGAAGGTATTTTGGCGTCTACAGGGTTACACCTCACAACCAGCGTTGGCACGGTTGTGGGTATTGAAGTCTTTTATGGCTAAGAAAAAAGGCCCGGTTCTCTCTGTTGGTCGGGGCGAGAAGCTGCCGATCTCCAAAGGGGCGGGTCTGACTGCCAAGGGTAGAGCTAAATATAATGCAGCTACTGGCAGCAACCTCAAGGCTCCACAGCCCCAAGGTGGCCCTCGTAAAGACTCGTTCTGCGCCCGGATGTCAGGTATGCCGGGGCCGATGAAGGATGAAAAAGGCAAACCAACCCGCAAAGCGGCGGCTCTTGCAAGATGGAAATGCTAGGAGAATATTATGGGCAGACTTAATAAACCTGAAAAACCCGGATACAGGTATCGTTCTCCGGGGCAGACTAATGCTAGAGACCTCATGCCAAACTTGCGTGAGGATGTAATTGAGTCTCAGAGGGCAGATACAGAACGTATTCGTCGTGGGTTAGATACTGCTGAGACTCGCCCACAAAATCGGAAGCAAGTGCAAGAGGCAGGAGGTAGGGCTACAACCCGTACTGGAAGTCGTGCTGGACTTGCTGGGTTAGCGGGGGAAGTTGGGTATGGCTTGGGCCGCGAAATTGATGAGCGCACTGGCGTAGGCAAAAAGATGGTTAAAGGTTCCGAGGTACTTAGAGCTATCACCGATAAGATGGGCGATAGCGACAGAGTGAAGCTGTCCAAGGATTCTAAGGAGCGCATTGCAGACATGGAAAATGACGAAGCAATGCGTGAAGTAGATGCAGAGAAAGAAGGCATGAAACATGGCGGCTCGGTCAAAAAGTATGCTTCTGGTGGCTTCGTCAAGTCAGCAGATGGCATAGCTCAGCGCGGCAAGACTAAAGGTCGGATGTGCTAAATGCCAAGCGTCAGCAAAAAGCAGCACAATTTCATGGAGGCAATAGCTCACAATCCGGGCTTTGCCAAAAAGGTAGGTATCCCACAATCCGTGGGCAAGGATTTCTCTAACGCCGACAAAGGCAAATCTTTCTCAAAAGGTGGTGATATGGCTACGAAAATGAACCCCGGCTTCATGGCAATGATTGCTAAGAAAAAAGGTATGCAAGAAGGCTCCAAAGCCGATATGGCATCTGACAAAAAACAGATGATGGGCATGAACAAAGGCGGTATGCACAAGATGCCTGATGGCAAGATGATGAAGAACTCTGCCATGAAGAAAATGGCAACCGGCGGGTTTGTTCGTCAGGCTGACGGTGTTGCTACCAAAGGCAAAACCAAAGCCAAGCAGATTAAGATGAAAAGCGGCGGCGCAACTTGCTAGGAGCACAACATGAGAAAAGTACGTAAATTTAACGGCGAAGATGATTCGTACGTAGAAGGCACAGCATCGTCTTTACGCGACGATGCTAACGATGCTGATACTCAATCCCGCCAAGATTTGACGGAACGTATGGCGCGAATGGCAAGGGGGGAAAGGGCAACAGACCCCGAATCGGCCCAAGGTAAAGCATTAAAGGAACTAATAGCTCCGACAGAAACAGAGCCAGAAGCTCCCGCAAAAGCCTTGGCAGCGCCGAAACCTCAAAACTTTAAATCTGCTTTTGCAGAGGCACGTTCTGCTGGCGAAAAAACTTTTGAATTTGGTGGTAAAAAGTACACCACTGAGTTAGCAAAAAAAGCTGCACCTAAAGTTCGTGAAACAACTGTCGAAGATGTCTTCCCTGTGCTGACGGGCGAGAAAAAACGCGCAGAAGAAAAGATGGATAAAAAGCAATTTAGAGCAGAACAAAATGCTCAAATTATAGCCAGAGAAGGAGCAAAAGCTAAAGCTAAAGCGGCAAAGGACAAAGAGACAATAACCCCAAGGAGATCGGGTATGTCTGCTATGTACGCATCTGGGGGCGCAGTCTCAGCATCCCGCCGAGGTGATGGCATAGCGCAACGGGGTAAGACCCGTGGAAAGATGTGCTAAATGAGAGCCTCCCGTGGTATGGGGGCCATTGACCCCAGCAAGATGCCCGGTGGCAAGAAGAAAGCACGGCGTGATGACACTGACTTCACTCAGTATGCTGAAGGTGGGGCTGTGAAGTCGAAGGTCAACGAAGCTGGCAACTACACCAAACCCAGCCTTCGCAAACGTATTTTCAACAGCGTCAAGGCTGCGGCAATTGTAGGCACGGGCGCGGGGCAATGGAGCGCGAGAAAAGCGCAGGTTATGGCTAAACGGTAT